AGGATGGTCTTTCGGGTGGTTTCGTCGCGGTACTGCTCCACAATACGCCAATCACCGGACGCGTTGCCCTCGTTCCAAAGAAATGATCTGCCAATACAGGGCTCCGAGATGTCGCCTGAAGATGTCTTGCACAGCATCGCATACCGTGAACCCCAAATATCGGACAGGGATGTTGACTGGCCCTTCTTGCTTGAATTATAGAGAGATCCAGCAACAAGGATGTTGGGAATATCAAAAACAGTTTTCAGGTGCTCAACCGTAACTCGGCCTGTCTTGGCGGCATCCGGGAAAAGCTGATAAACCATTTCTTTTAGGTCATCATTTTTCCTGAGATTCTGGACTCCGGTATAAGGTAAGATCAGCGTGTCTGCCTCGATACCGTTCGACCGGAGGGAATCCTTACCGGTGTCGATATCAGATAGAGGATCAGCAGATCCGGTTGTTGCCCAGGACGTGCCAGCGTTGTTCGCTGTAAAGTTTGATGTGTTGAACAATTTATTGGCGATCTTGTACTCCATATCCCGGAGAATTGTATTAGCCAAGATTTTTGCGCCAAAAAATTCAATATTCAGCTTGTTCTGGTACACAGCTTTAAACCTGTCGTCCAGAGGGTATTCAAGACCGCTTTCTGTGGTCTTGAAAAAACCCTCTTCAAACTCTTCTCCGATCCGGTTGTATGCGCCGTTGGGGGCCCGCCCGGTGTCGTGGATGTTGAAAAGCGCTTCAGACGGGATAACAGGGTACGTGCCTTCATTTTCCGGCACAACGAAAATGGGCATAGCGGAAAGCCCGACAAAGCCCATGGTGTAACTGTCCTGCATCACCTCGTATACAACCTGTCCCAGGTCAGGGCGGCTCAGCGTGGTGTCATTGGTAGGTTTCATATTTCAAAGTCTCCTTTTGTTTCATTTATGCTGTGGTGAGAGCTGCGCCGTCATTGCCGGATACCCGCCACACCTTGGCTCCGCCCACCTGAGTTGCCACCAGGTCAAGGGTATCCCCTGCGTCGGCAAAAGTAATGGTGTCGTTGCCGGTTACATTGATTGCCGTTGCCGCTGTGACAACGCAATCTCCACCGTCAACGTCAAGCGTAATGGTCAGCCTGATCCCAAGTGAATTTGGGTCTGCAATCGTCCTGGTTTCAGCGCCCTCTGTTGTGATTGCACATACCCCGGTCTGGGTTACAGGAATAGCCTCTCCGTCTCCCGGGTCAGAGATAGAAACGCTTGAGGATAGGGTGGATGCGCCGGGGTGGATGATGGCCTCGACAATATCCCCAGCAGCCGTGGCAGCTTCCAGGGCCTTAAAATAGGCTGTCCCGTTGCTGGTGTCAGACACTTTCCCGTCGGCAGCCCCGTAAAGGTCAGACATGGAAGAAAAGGTGTCCGCAGCAACAACCAGAAAGGTTCCTTCCCGGCAAACAGGAGCAACGGCTATAAGGTCGCCATCGTTAGCGTCGTCCATGGTGATACCGATAAAATCCTCCCCGGCATCCGCATAAACAATCTCAAGAGGAGTTTCTGTTGAACCGCTTTCAAGTTTCACCCTGCGGTTTTGAACCAGATCTTCACCGGCTGTAAACGTAACAGGACCGGCAGTAAATTTTGCCTGAGTCATATCAAGCCTCCTTATTTTTTCTGCTGGTCAGTCAACCAGGCATTATATGATTCCGGGTGAGATGCTGCGACAGCCCCAATGGCTTCAGACCGTTTGCATTTGTGCTCCGCCTGGTGGGTAGTAACCATGGTCAGGAAATCGTCCTGTTCCGTGTCATTTGACGCGGCAGGAGCTGGGCCTGCTGTCCCGTTTTCGATCCCGTCAAGGATCGCCTGGCGGGAGTCATCGGCGGGTGTGCTGGCTTCAGGCGTAAAAAGTTTTTGAGCTGCCTTGACCTGTTCCGCTGTCATGCCGGTTTCATTGACTTCGTCAATCTTGGCTTTGGCGTCGTCACCAAGGACAACAACAACCATCTCCATGAGACCGTCAACCGCGTCTTTTTTAGCTGTCTCGCCCTGGGCTTTTGCAGCGGCAAGATCATTCTCGGTTTCTGTTTTTGCTTCGGCTTTCCCGACTTCAATGGCCTGCGTATACAGGTCCGGGTAATCCGCCTTCAGTTTTGCGAGATCCATAGTCCCCTCTCTTGTGTTGTAATATTTATTTTTTGCAATGGCGACAACCTGCTCGAGACTGCCGATGTCATCGGCAAGCCCTATTTCAACGGCCTTCGATGCGATCACAACGTCGCCGCCAATGGCTGTTACCTGGTCAGAGGACAACCCTCTGTTTTCTGATACCTGGGAGACAAACACATCCGCCAAGGCATCCGCCCTGGCCTGTATTGACTGCCTGCCTTCGTCTGTTTCGGGGTCAACTCGTTTTTTTGGAGATACCGAACTGACGATTTCAATAGAATTATCCCGGATCATCCGGGCAGTGATGACCACCCCGATGCTGCCGAGTTCTGCGGTGTCGGCGGCAACAATCCTGTCTGCGGCAGATGCGATCCAATATGCCGCGCTGGCGGCCATATCCCCGACGTATGCCACAACGGGCTTGGTGATCTCGTTGCGGATATGCCCGGCAAGCTCCGATACTCCGCCGACCTCCCCTCCCGGGGAATCAATGTTCAACACAATGCTATTTACTGCCGGATTATCCTCGGCAGTCTGAATATCAGCAATCAGCCCCTCGGTGGTGGGCCAATCGAAAAGCCAAGACATTAAGCCGCCGCTGTAGTGAAAAACAGGGCCGATCACTTCAACGATTGCCACGCCGTCACGGACAGTTACACTCTCCGTATCCGACATCTGGATGCCTGGCCGGGCAAGGATCGCTTCAACCGCTCCAACATTTTCCACGGCATTGCTTATCGTTTCGAACCCGTTGCCATAAATAGCCCATGGGACATCGAATATGGCCGGGATATTTTTATTGTGTTGGTCCTTCAATAGGCACCTCCTCTGGTATTGACTCCGCCCGCTTTGCAACCTCGCGGCCTCGCTGCTCAATCTGCGCCTCCCAATCCTTGCCAAGCTCTGCGGACCAGTCGGATAGAGTTAAAACGCCCTCGTCCAGGAGCTGCTTGTTAGCCTTGGCCTCCTTGATCGGGTCTACGTGGCCCCGGGCCGGGCCGATCCATGTGGCATAGGTGTATTCGCTCATGGCTTCATAAAAGTCAGGGCCGCCGGCAGGGAGAGTTAATTCGCCCCGCAGCCACGCCTCCTCCATAACCATAGACCAGACCGGGTGGCACAGGTGTCGCTCCATCCAGGTGCGGTACAATTTATATACGCGCCAGGCCTCAAGAAGGGCTGCACGAGCAGAACTGTAATTTGTTTTGGAAAAGTCTTTTGCGACAACCTCATATGGCATGCCTATCGATGCCCCCACAGCCCGCAGGATCGTCTCTACAAATCCGGTGAAAGTGTTGCCGGGCCGTTCATTTTTGAGAACATGGGGTTTCTCACCTGGGTTGCCGTACATCACCTGCCCAGGCTCAAACTCCTGATATTTTGTGGCGTCTCCGGCTTGGTTGTTGGAGTCTGTGGGGAATGCCCCGGTCATCTCATAAGGATTGTTGGTTTCGACAAACAAAGGGAAGGAACTGGCAACAATGGCCCCGACAAGCTCAAAATCAAGATAGTCTGACAGGTCTTTAAAGAACTTCATGGCCGGAGCAAGGATGGATACGCCACGGACCCGCTCGGGATTCTTTGCGGCGGCGTGGAATGAATGGAGCACGCCAGGTCGGTGGCCCACCCAGGCGGGGTACCGGGTAAAGTCGCTGGAAGATAAATACATCCCCATCTTGCCAGTCTTCGGAGTCGCAATATAATACCCGGTCGGCTCCCCGTTTACTCCCAGGTCCACTCCGTCTCTGATACTTTCCCGGGACATATAGTCATACGGGGTTGCCATCCTGGCGGGGGTAATAGCCTGGAGAGCCAGCCGGACAGAGCTTTCCCCGGGCTTCGGAGCTGTTTTCCGCATTGTTGGCAGGATCAGATATTCCCCTGCCATCAAAAGAGAATAGGCGGCTTGGTACTGCATATCCTGAAAGTGAAGGCGATCCCCGATATCAGCATGGCGGCACCAGTTGGCCCACACCCATTCTGCTGATTCGGCGAAAACCGTGGCCTGGGCTTCCGATATTCCCATCTGTTTCCA